CAAATTATTAATACTAAATTTCTTTAAAAAAGCGAATTTTAAATATTAAAAAACATTAATTGTTTATTTTTCTTTTATTATATGATATTTTACAATAAAAAAGATATGTCAAACAAGAACGAAATTGTTATGGGTCTTGATATTAGCACAAAATGTATTGGGGTAGCTATTTATGACCTTAATAATAAAAAAATTATTGAGATTACTCATGTTGCCCCTAAAATAGATAGTAAAATTAAAGGTATTGAGCAACTTTTTCTTAAAAAACGTGTATTTGAAGAAAAATTCTTATTAGAATATGCAGATAAAGGTATCACCAAAGTTGTTATTGAAGAACCATTACTAAGGTCTAACAATGTAAATACTGTTGATATACTAAGTAAATTCAATGGTATGATTTCTGATAGTGTTTATCGTATTTTGGGCATAGTACCTGAATATATATCATCTTATGATGCAAGGAAATATGCATTTCCTGAATTGATGGCAATTAGGAAGTTCAATAAAAAAGGAGAAGAATATTCAAAAGATAAAATATTAACAGCAATTAAAAAAAATAAACTTGTTTTATTTGGTGAATATCCATTTGATTGTGATAAAAAACTTATTTTATGGAACAAAATATCAGAACTATATCCCTATATCCCTTGGGTGTATGATAAAAAAGGTGAATTGAAAAAAGAAAACTTTGATGCATCAGATGCTCTTGTAACTTGTTTAGCTATTTGCAATAAAATTGAGTTTGGAGAAGCTGAATTCAATATTACTAGTAGTGACAATGTTAAATCAAGTGAAATTTCATATTTAATGGAAGTTTGGGATAAAAAAATACCAAAAAAGATTATTATAGATTGAAAATAAGTCGTATATTTGCAGCAAAAAGAAATCAATTATTTAAATGAACAAAAATGCTGAACGAATTAAAGAACATTGAAACATTATTAGAGTCTTTTCTTGGTAAATCTAAGAATGGCATGTCTGATGATACTCAAATACAGTTCAATTGCCCAATGTGCTCTATCGAAAAAGGGTTGTATGATGGAGATGGAAAACATAATTTGGAAGTAAATATTAAAAAGAATATATTCAAATGTTGGGTATGTGGAGAAACCAATGAAATGTCTGGTAAAATTTCTAAACTAATTAAAATGTTTGGAAATGAATCTATATTACAACAATATAGAGCTGAACTTTATGCAATTAGACAATCTAAACTGTATGAGCTTAAATTTAATAAAACTGATTTTATTGATGATGATGAAATATATGATGATATATTAATTTCTCTTCCTGATGGTTTTACACCTCTTAAAAATAAAGATTATTATTCAAGTGATGCATTAAAATATTTAAATGATAGAGGAATTGGTGATAAAATAATAGAAAAATATAATATAGGTTATATACCAAGAACAAATAAAGATAAATTTCTTAAAGAAAGAATTATTATACCTTCATATGATAGATTTGGGGGATTAAATTATTGGGTTGGAAGAGATTATACTTTCCCAAGTTGGAGATTTAAATATAAAAATCCTAGCTCTGATATTGTAAAAAAAACAGATATTGTTTTTAATGAAGAAAAAATAAATTGGTATGAAGATATTAATTTGGTGGAAGGACCTTTTGACCACATTGTTACTCCAAACTCAATACCATTGTTAGGTAAAACTATTGACCCAAAATATTCAATATTTAAAACATTGATGGCTAATGCAAAAGCCAACATAAATATTTTTCTTGATTCTGATGCTGTACTTAATGCTAAAATTGTGTATAAAACATTAAACCAAGGTAATTTATATAATAAGATTAGATTGTGTCCTACTCCCAACGAGTTTGACCCATCACTTATATATCAAGAATATGGTGTTAAGGGGATTCGTAAAGTTCTCCAAAACACCATAAAATTATCAGAATATGAGTTAGCTAATCTTTCTTTTGAAAAGATTAATAATACCTTTTCCAATAGAAGTTAATAGATTAGTAGTATCACTTTCTTTAACTTGATAATCAGCATATAAAACATTTTGTACTGGTTTTTGTTCAGCTTTAAGAACTGTATTAGTTGTTCCAGTAACTCTGTTTAACCATCCGTTTAAAAATTTTTTTTGGGATGGTTTATTTTTTACAATATTACGATAAAAATTATTTCTTTGTTGTATTAATTCTTTACCTAAATCAATAACTCTATCAGTTCTATTGGCGTATTGTAATGTTGTTGCGCCAATTATTCCATCAACAGCAATATTAACGCCATATATAGCATTAATAGCTTTCTGTAATAAAATTATGGCTGCTTTGTTACCTGCATTAACTCCATGACAAAAAACATGTGCTGAAATCATAAGGTCATCTATCATATCAATTTTCATTGGTACATAATAATTCTTTTTATATACATCAAAAACCAAATTATCCAATTCAGAATTATTTAGTTTCTGATTGTGTTTTAAAGGCATATTTGCATCAATAATTTTCCATCCTTTCCAATTTGGATTGGCTTTTCTTGCAATCCCACAATAGGTTTGTCCACCTGCATCTCCTGACACATTAGCATAACCACCTTCATGAGTTAAAACCATTCTGATTAAAAGTTCCCATTTTTCCATAATTTAATTACTTTTAATATAAATATTGCATAAATGTTTGCTCTTATTTAAAAAAAATCGTATATTTGCATAAAATAAGAATAATATGACTGATATAAAGAAAATTATACACATTGCTGATGTACACATTCCAAATGTCGAAGAAGATAAACCATATTCTCAAATGATAGAAAACTTTATTTTTGAGTGCTGTAAGGTTTGTGCTGATTATAATAAAGATGAAGTAAGAATTGTTCTTGCTGGTGATATTTTTGACTTTAAAAATAAAGTATCTCCTGAAGCAAATAGTATATATTTTAAACTGTTAAATTATCTTAATACCATTGCAACTACAATCATCATTGCAGGAAATCATGATATGCTTGAAAATAATAAACAAAGAAAAGATGCACTATCTCCTATATTTGAAGTAGAAGGAGCATATAAAAATATTCAATATGCTGATAAAATACTAAATTATAAAAGTGGCTACATTGTAGATAATAATATTATTTGGGCTTTATATTCAATATGGGAAAAATACCAAAGACCAAATATTGATGAAATTAAAGAAAAATATCCTAACCATAAAGTTTTTGGATTATTTCATGGTGAAATACCAGGAGCAAAAACAGATATTGGCAAAATGTCAGATAAAGGAATTGATGTTAATTCTTTTATTGGGTGTGATGCTGTTCTTTGTGGACATATTCATAAAAGACAAGAAATAAGGAAAAATGGAATACCTATGGTATATGCAGGTTCTTTATTCCAAAAAGATGCTGGAGAAAATGTGACTGGGCATGGTTTTGTTGAATGGAATGTTGAAGATTTGACATATAAAGTACACGATGTTGAAAATGATTATAGTATCTATAAATTTAAAATATCAAGTTATGAAGATGTTGAAGATGACATCGAAAGGTTAATAAACCTTTAAAATAAAAAGGGAGCAATTGCTCCCTTTTTCTATGGATTACCAAGTATCATGGTTATTTGTTTACTATCTTTGTCAATATAAACTGTACCAATTCTAGTATATTGATTTTTATAATCAGATGAACCTTTTTTAGTGTTAACATTATAACTATATGTTTGTCTAAACTGTTGAGAACCACCTTCATTAACAAAATTATACCCATCTTTTACCATCGTACCACCTGAATATGTAGTAATTTCAAACGTCATATTACCACTTTTTATTTCACCGAACCAAGTTGCCCATATACCAATCTGTGTTGATTGTGGTAAAACATCTTCATATGCTTCAAAAAGATATTTAAAATTAATATATACACATTCATTACCACTTTGCATATTATCACCTGCCCATATTAGTAACCCTGGAGTAGGTGGTTCTGTTGTGGTATTTCCTGTTATAATTGGATTACTATTACCTCTCATAGAAAAACCAACTGGTTGGTCATCAACATTTTCAATACCTGTATTTAAAAATTCAGTTGCAGTATCTAAGTCACGACCATCATCTGCCCCCCAAAAATATCTAAATACCATGTAATCTGAAGGTGGAATAACAATTACATCAGGTGGCATTTGAGTAATGTGATACTCAGTAATAGTTGGTATTGGTTGAGTTTCATCATCACCAACCTCACATTGTGTAAATGTTATCTTTTTAGTTCTTTGTTTCTTACCATCATAAGGACTTATTGTAACTGTAATGTTATTTACAGTTACACATTCATCCTCTTTTATTGAAGTTGTTACCCATGTTGAATCTGCCATAATTTTTTATTTTTTATCTATTATGATAGATAATTCTCTATCACTATCATTATTTTCTTCAACTGTTATTTCAACTTTAACAGCTTTTTCACCATATTCATTTTCTCCCTGAGAAGGTGCTGAAACTGATACCCATGTATCGTCAGGATTTTTAGTTACAACCACATCATTATAGGTTAATGCAGTAGTATTTGCATATGCAATAAAAGAAGTAGCACCCGATTCAATTTCTTTTGTTGTATTTTCAGTTGGGTCAACCCATATAACATTTTGTGGATAATGATTTTGATTATATGTAATAACAATTGTTTTTGCATCTTCTTTATCTTGCTTAAAAGTCAACTTTCCACTTCTACTTGAATTAGTTATATTTTCTAATATAGAAACGGTAATTCTGTTAGAATCAATAAAATCAATGTTAATCCAGTCAGAATCAGATGTTGCGTTCCATACTACAAAATTTTCTGAACCTGTTGTATCATTCTTCATAACAGACACAACAGCCATGTCAATAGTATCTCCAGAAGCTTCTATATTATAGTTTTGGTCAGTTTCTTTACCATACACTTTAAATATGTTTGTATAAGTAATAGGTATATCATCTTCAATTTTAATTTTATAAGAAACATTCTCTGTTTTAATAAAATTGCCATTTACATACTTATCTCTTGTTGATATTACTCTAACTGTTGCATTACCACCTTCATTAGAAAAAGTGGTAGCTGTTGGATTAACTACAATTTTATAATTTTTATATTCAATTTCAGCCGCTTTTTGCCATAAGTATATTTCAGCATAAACATCATTAGGTTTATCATTATGTTTTACTTTAACTTTAGCGGCTCTAATTGTAGGCAAACCATTTTCATTTAAATCAAGTATTAAAGAATTACCCTGATTAAACACATTAACCCAATCAGCATTTTGTCCAGGTAATTCACTATAAGTTCCTGTTGCTTCATCAAAAGTACATTCAATAGGGTCATCAACAGTATATTGCATTGAACCACCACTAATTGTTATTGCAAATGTTCTTTCTATTTCCATTGATTCAATTTCATTCCATTGAACTTCTTTTAATCCGTCAATTAAAATATCATAAACAACAATTAATTGATTAACAATTATATATACTTTTTTAGAACTATCATTTACATGTTCAAATGTAACTGTTGCGCTTCTTACTGCTCCTGTATCATTAGGGAGTACTTGTAACTTAAATATAGTATCTGATGTACCACTTGATAAATTCGTTAATGAAGAACCATTACCTAAAATCCAATCTACGTTACTCCCAACAAATTTATATTTAGCATCTCCACCTGTTGCAGCAATATTAAATGTTTTAATTATACCTGATTGTGCAACATCTGCAACAGTACTTGTATTAATTGTATTACCACCATCATTAGGCTCAATTGTTAAATTATAACCCTGATTTTGTTGAACATTAATTATAAAAGAATAATCTGTATTATCCTTATGTACTAACACAATTGTTCCCGTTCTGTTATTATTTTCAGTATTAGAATCACAATTTATTGTAACTTGTCCAGTTTTTCCTGTTGATGGAGATATATGTAACCACGGATATTTTGCTGCATTAGTTGAATCAAGAATAAACTCAGCAGACCCACCATCCACTTTAACATCGACTTGTTTAGCACTATCATTGGCTTCAAATTGCATTGATATATTAGAAGAATATTCTGTGCTACTTGGTAACTTACCACCAATAAATAATAAACCAGCTCCTGCTTGTGTAAATATAATAGTATGCGTTTTTGTTGTGTCTAACGCATTTTTTAATACAACGGTTCCACTTCTTTCAGTACTTGAACTGTTAGTATCAAACCATACTGTTAATACATTTCCATTTGTTGAAGTATAAAGCCATGAAACATCATCATCTACAACATATCCAGCATAAGATGGGGAAACATAAACATCAAATTTTCTTCCATTTTCTTCAGTTGTTTGGGTAAATGGAATGTCTGTTACAGCAGTTACAGGTGTAATCTCTCCAATTTTTGTTGCATAAATATCATACGCTATTGCTGCATTTTGTGTAATATTTATTACTTCTGTTATTGAAGTATTATTGTTATGTATTAATGTTAATGTACAAGTTCTGTCTTGTGTTGTATCTTTATATTGGGATGCATTAACAACCAGTTTGTACTCTGTATAATCCCCATAATCACCAAGAACATTGTTTTCTGTTGTTATCCAATCACATGATGGAGCTATTGTATAATTTTTTAAACCACCATATACATCAACTGATATTATCACACTTCCCCCATTACTATCAAATGTAATAGTATCAGGATTAGCTACAATTGATAATTCCCCAACACCTTTTTGTGTTATGTCAATATAAGCTTTAACTGAGTGGTCATCGTTATGATATACTGTTATTTTTGCTTCTCTTGATGTTGTTGATGTAAGTGAATCAGCTATAATTGTTAAATTATTTACATCAATTGAAACTTCTAACCAATCTGGAATTGTAGAAATATCTACACTCCAAGTTTTTGATGCTCCATTAGCTGTTACTACAAATGTAGGTGTAACATTACCACCTATATATTGTACAGTTCCTTCAGCTTCACTTTTACCATTTACTAAGATACTTAAACCAGTTGCTTTTAAAAGCTTAAATGTTGTTGTTGCTTTCTTACTATCATCATTAATATGGGTAAATGTAAAAGTATAATTTATGTCATTTACAGTTGGATTTTCACCAATTGTAACTTTTAATAGTTTAGAACTTATTTTTTCTGTTACCACATTCGCTCCTGTAATATCTGAGAAAAATGTATAGTTATAATCTTGTGCTCCACCTATTGCTTCAACATCAATATAATAAATACCACCTATATATGGAACTTCATTGACACAATTTGGTATATTATTTATTTTTGATTGGTATAAACATGATGATGAAATACTAATATCAGCACCAACTTGTATAACATTAATAATCCAATAACAATTGTTATCATTCATGTTATAGACAATAATTGTTCCATTTCTTTGGCTTGAATTATTATTTTGAGTTGCTGTTACTGTAATAGTATTTCCATTTTTAATAACATTAGCCCACGATACATTATTTACAATATAATAATTAGGATTATTACTTAATCCATCAACTATTATATTTGTACTCTTAGTACCACCTGTTGCATCATCAAATGATATGTCAGAAGCACTAATTTGCGAAACTGTAACATTTAAAACTGAAGTAATTGAATTATCTTCATCTAACATAAATGTTATTTTTTCACTCCCGTATTTTTTTTCGTCTTTTTTTTTTTCAACTGTAAATGTCAAATTAGTTTCACTTCCGTTTGATGGAACACCATTAACCAAAGCACTCACAGGGGCAGAATTCCAATTTCCTGAAGCATTTAACACAACATCTTTTGAACTAATAGGATTCATAGAATCATTTAATTTAACTTCATTAGTTGATAGTGTTAAATATTTTCCACCATTTTCATCAAAACCTTTAATACCAAATATAGCAGTCGATGGTATTATTTGTTCAAGATATGGTAATACATAATCTGTAAAATATTTTCTATATTCAGCATTCCCTGTGTATTTATTTTCAATAACTAGCAATTTTGTATTTAGAAATATTTTAGTAGGAGTAGCTTTTGTGCTTTTTTTCCCTGAGCCACATATACTTTTATAAACATCAATATTTTGTATTTTAATTGGGTCTAAAGTTGGTGAATTGAAATCTATATCAGTAAAACCTAATGTTTTATATTGATTTAACTCACTATCACTTCCTGAAATTTTACTATTATCAAGAGCATATTTAAATAATTCTCTTAAATAATCAAAAAATTCTTTACCCATATCATAATGTCCATAACCAATATGAGGATTGTTTCCATTATTTTTAGATATAATAGATTCTAAATACACAACTCTTTCATTAGAAATTATTTTATCATTTCCAACTGTTTGGTATGTAACACAAGTCCATCCAGATGCGTTTCTTGAATTGTTAATTATTGTATTTTCATCTGTCACTGTTTGGTCATTACCTAATATAAAATAATTTGTTGGGTTTCCTGATAAACTTGGATTATCATACACAAAATTATAATCTGAAATATTACTTATGTCATATACATAATATACATCATTAGGAGTTATTCGACCAATATTAAGAGTAAACAATTCATCTAATGTTGGAACTACATTAATATAAGGCATTGTTTCTTTATATATGAAGTTACCATTATTCAATGGAAGAGGATTCTCACTTCCCCATCCACCATTAGATTGAAAATATGGATTTCCATCATATGTTAAATTCTTGTCAAACCAAGGAACTAAATAAATATTTCCATTGTCATTAATTTCTTTAACTAATAACCCACTATAAGGGTCATCTTCATCAGATAATACAATGCTTTTTTCTGAATTTATAGATTGTATTAATGATATAGTATTAGAATTGGTAATTGGACTGCAAGTATAATAGTACTCATTTATTGAATACCAATCCTTGTTGATACCAAACATACCAAGTAACATCTCTATTGCTTTTCGAGTCCCTTTGGCTCTAAAAATAGCCTTAGAACATAAAACCAAACGTCTCATAAACTGATTGTTTACCTCAGTATATGTATAACCTGTTGATTCACCTGTATATAAAATATCAGTTGTGTTATTTTCTGTTCCTGTCTTTACAACAGTTGAAACATCCCATCCACCCAACTCTAATTTGTCACTAAGAAAATAATCAGATATATTATTCTGTCTATTATATGTAATTGTGTTTGTGAATTTTATGCCATCAATATATCTTTTTATATCATCAAGAATGCGCCCCCAAATCCTTAATAAATTTGCTACTTTAGTACCTGCAACAACATATTCTTGCTCGTCACCTTCATTATATTCTCTTGTATAAGTCCAGTCAAAATTTTTAATGGCTTCATGAGTCATTGACCGATATATGTTATCGCAATAATAATCATCCAATATTTGAGCTACTTCCAATAAACCATTGAAAAATGATAAATAATTAGGGCTTGATATATCTAAATTCCATCCATTAACAACTGCCCATGAATATTTACGATTAATAAAAGTAATACCTTTATTAGTCTCAATAGGCGTTAAAAATGTATTTGTGTAAATTGGGCTTGATTTTCGATTTAATAATACTTTTTCAAATCCATCTAACTCTTTAAAATATTTGTCAATTCTATTCTGTTTTGGTCTAATATGCAAACCAATTGTACTGTTATGAAAAAATTGTCTTTCTCCATTAACAAAACGACCTTTTATAACAATATTACCATTTATAGTGATTGTATTTAATAATTGTCCTTCTGTCAAACAATTCACATCAACATCTTCATTGATAATTGTGACACTTGTAACAGGTATTTTAGTATTACCACTTATAATTTCATAATCTTTGTATGAATAAGACAAATAACGTAAATCATTTTCATATTCACTTAATATAACATTATTATTAATTAAGTTTATTTGAAAATCATTATCAACAATAAAACCTTCAACTGTTTGAAAAGGATTTTCATCTTCTGTATTTCCTGTTACTATTTGTGTTACCTTTCCACTAAAATATAATTCAGCAGGGAAATATTTTATTATATCTTCAATTGAAGCTCTAACTAATTCAACACAAGAACCATAGTAAGCAAAATCTCTTAAATCATTTGAGACTTCATTCACTTCAACATCAGAAGTTGTGTCAGGAAGATTTACATCCTCAACTTCATCATCAGTCCATACAATATCACCATCAGGTGAAGTTACCCAATGTCCATATTTATGTTTCTTTTGATAACTAGGGCTATTATTAATTGTAAAAATAAAATTACCATTTGAATATATAGGAGTTTGACCTGGTGTAAACCTTCCTGTTCCACCAATAGTCACCCAATCTCGTTCAAAAATAGTACCATTTTTAACAAGTTGATGTTGTTTTCTTAATGTGTAGTTACTATGTGATTTAATATATCTTGACATATGTTATATTGTCCAAATTAATTATTCATTATGCTTTCATAATCTTGCGTAAAATCAATATTATCTGTTTTTTTCTTTCTAACTTCATATACATCACTTTTAGTATATGAATCTTTAAGGGTAAAGAACTCTTGTTGTATGTAAATTTCTCCGTCTTGGTTATATGTTGTAACCAAACCTCTATCTAATGAACGAACTTGATTTCCTTCAACAACATTTGTCAATGTTTCAATGTCATGTTCAACTAGTTCAATTTCAACTGAAACAGGATTGAATTTAGTGTTTGTAATGAAAATAGTTTGTCCCACTCTGCCAATAAACGGTTGTGCATTTGCTTTATATGTTGGACTTGTAGATGGTGTTACAGTTAAAAATGTTAATGTTGAACTATCATTAAACCTGTAACCATTAGAATTGGTATTAGATGATGTCAAATTTTGTGCTATTGGTTCACATTTATTATTAGATGTTATAATTCTATAATAATTTTGTCTTAAACCATTATCAATATAATCAATTCTATATCCAACCAATTGACCATTTTCAAATAAACTTGAATTTTCAGTATCAACATCATTCATATCAAGAACCACACCTCTCACATCAGGATATGCAGATAAAGCACCAATATCCTTAATGGTACACTCTATTTCTTTAGGTTTAATATATACAGTATATATTCCTTTTTTATTAAAGTATGTTAGTGGAAGTTTTAAATTATACATCCCTGGTAATGTAGTATCTTTTAATGTTGTATCACAAGTGGAATTGCTAAACATTTCACTAACATTATCAATTTTTTTAAAATTTTTAAAACTTTCATCTTCACTGTTTCTTGTCGGTCTATAATGATACCAAATCTCAACATCCATTTGTGGATTTATTAAACTTGGCTTTATAGTTCCATATGTACCATTTGACATATTATTTTTATAATTAATATTTTATTCATTAACATTCTTCACATTGAAGAAATTATTCCCATAATTAACAAGGTCATCCAATGTTTTTACCTCTCCCAATTTCAAATGTCTCTCAAATGCTGCATTTATACCTCTATCTACAACAACATTTACATCAACAATAGGGTCAAAAGTAACTCCAATCAAATCATCTGTTCGATATACCTTTGAATATATATAGTCTGGTTCTGTTCTTTTAGTGGTAAAATCTGTTAAAATGTTATTCAAAATCTTTCCACTATTTCCTAATTCACTTTTAATTAATGACTTAGAACCTACTGTATAAAATTCACCTTTCTTTTGTGCCCCATCATCATTTAAATTTTCTGATGGGCTTTTTGTTACATCATAATCAAATGTATCAGGGTCATAATAATATGTTTCAACATATTGAATGCCTTTATGATTAGAATCAATTGTAAAATTACTAAAACGATATTGAGTTGGCTCTGTTGTAGATGTTAATGTGTTTATATCGTTTCCAATCAAATGAGCACCAATACAATAGCTAAAAATTATTGTATTATTATCGCCTAATTTTATATCTTCTAAAATATCACCAAATGCAATTAAACTATTGCTATATATTACTGTATTTACCGTATTACCAGGAGATTGTATATTGTGTACTGTCATATCTTCCCAATCATCATAATATACAATGTTTCCATTATCATCTACCCATGTTTGTACATTTAGAACAATCCCTTTTTCATATAAACAGCACCAATCTACATTAGATTCACTATTTGGTACACTTTCTTGACCAGTTTCATCAACTAAACGTTTAATACGTCTTAATGATGTTAATTTTGAATTAGTTGCACCTGTAATGCTTACATTATCAATAGTTGATGCAAGCAATTTATCATATGAATCGTTATCTTTTACATAATAAGAATTTATTGGTAATAAGTCAATATTTGTGCCTGTATTTGATTTATAAAATTTATATTTGCAATTTTCTGTAAGATATGATATGTCATTTGTGACATTTCTTCTCCAATGAGCATTTTCAGCACTATCAAACTCAATTTCATCAGTTTTTCCATTATAATTACCATAATAATCAAAACCTTCATCAAACCTATTGTTATCATTCATTTGACAAATAGTAAAATTAGTGCCACCAGAACCCTCATACAATATCCAAGATTCTTCGTTATATAAAACAATATCTCCAACATGATATTTCTTTCCTGGAACCCATTCTGATGAATATATTAACCCTAAACCCATATCATCAATATTTTGAGTCAATAAAAGACTCATATTAATACTACCACCAAAATTACCACTATTATTTAGTGCATAATTATAATACTTATTAGCAATTGTGTCAATTTTATTAACATTACTTTGTAAAAAATTATACATATCATCTCCACCTTTGTCACAATATTCTGCACAAGCACAACAATCATTATCATTAATGTTAGATGGTGCTTTTGAACAATCACAACGTGGTTTCATTATTTGAAACCATTCCCACCATTCTTGCATTTCTGTTAAAAACATAAAAGATGGAACTAATTTACCTTTTATTGAGGAAGGTACAGAGAATATACCCATCCCTTCCTCAATAAAAGCAATAAATGTACTTTCTGATGCTGTTAAAGTACGATTTAATTTTTTTAAACGATAATAATTGTTCATTAAAGTTCTATAACTATAAAATTTACCACTCTCAAACACTACAATATTATCATTATCTGGGTTTGTCATAGTAAAATTAACCTTTAAATCAGGTATAACCATTCCATAACATCCATTGTCTCCATCAATTGCCTTATGTAATTTAATTATACCATAAGAATCTTCTAGAATATAAGGGAATAGCCCTGGTATTCTAGAAACAAGATTCTCCATTGACATTTTCTTTTTAATTATCATCCTACTTTAGCTTCATAAAGATTTATTATCATTTTTCTATCTTCTTCATCAACATTTTTAACTTCTGTTCCAGTACTACTACACTGATTGGCAAAATAATAAACATGTCTTTTTAATGTTTTATCATAAATGCACTCTAATTTTATGTAAGTATAGGAATAATACTTTTTAACAGGAAAACCAACTACTTCCCCATCAGAGTTTTTATATTTATACCATTCGTTTATTATGTCTTGATATGATAAAGGACAACCATTTACATCATTAGTTGGGCACATAAATGGTAATGTTCTACCATACCCAGCATGGTTAAACTCAACTTTCATATAAATATTTTTTCCAACTAATTTTGGGTCATCTTCTGCAAATAAATAAAGATAAAACCCTTCACTTGATGCTTGATTATTAAACTTATCTTCAACAACTAATTGAGTGCTTAATCTTAATTCATCTCTTACATTATCAGCTTTTTCACTACAACAATTTGTTATAGTTGTGTCATATTTTTTTAATAATTCACAAGATGGTTCTCTATCCACCTTAATTCCAACACTTTCTTCTATTACACCATCTTTGTTATGTAGATAAGGTTCATCCTCAATATATCTGCAATATTTACCAAACAATGTCCCACTATCCATAAAAATAGTTGAAGTATATAATAAGTTTTGATTTGTTTGATTTGTTGAATCATAAAACAATAATCTTAAAAATGATTTTTTAAGTCTGTTTTTTTGATACCTTACATCATTATTAGTGAATCCTAAGTAATATAATAAGTCTGATTGATTACTTGGAACTGAAAATGTTGTATTACCTGTACTTGAAGTACATTTAGGGGCAGATGGTGGGTTGGTGTCATAATTTGTTCCATTCCAAAACTTATCATTTTCCACAAGCCAATTATCACCCGAACGTTCTCGAAAATGTAGATTGAAAACTATTTTTTCTATAAAATCTCTGCTTCCATCATCTTTAATATAAACAGGGTAATAAACTTGTTTTTCCATATTAACAATTCTATTAATCGCTTTTTCCTTTTCTTTTTCTACAAAATTTGTTGTTAATAAATCTTCTTTAAACAAATCAGTCTCAAAATTATTTTCAATAGTTAATGGAATGTTAAAAATACTATTTCTTTTACTAATAGTTAATATTTGTGGATTAATGAACCTAAAATCATTCCTTTCATAATCAAATGTTTTAAATTCGTTTATGAAAATTGTGTTGTAATTATCAAAAAATTCTTTATTATCAACTTGAAGAGTTAAATTATCACCCTTATCATTTGTATAACTTATTTGACTTATATTTGTTGGTATATAAATTGAATTAACTGAACTATATTCAAAATATATTTTGTTCTTAATAGGTTCACCATTACTATTTGTTATAATATAGTTTGATATATAAATAATTCTATCTGAATTTTTAGCATCACTATCAAAAAAATGTGGAGTCGCAAACTCTAATATGTAATATTGAACATATACTCCTGAACTATTATCCTCATATAATGATACTTTATCAGGAGTTAACTGAAATGTTGTTGGTATATTAAGCGTAACTTCACTATCATCAGTCACAATTGCTTCTGTAATTAATTCAAAATTAACATTATTTGTTACATTGTTGGCTATATTGTCAATAACAACAGTACTGTTCATAACAATAGTATCATTATTACGAACTGTACCACTTTTTGATAAATTAAAAGTTATTGTATCTTTATTATCACCAATTTTATAACTATCATAATCTATACTGACCAATTCAGTAGTATTATTGTTGTTTAATATTTTATATTTTAACATAAAGCTTCATCTTCATTAATATACTCATAATTATCATTTCCGTTTTCGGCTTTACCTGCCACATCATTAGGGAAATTACTATAATATAGATTATTATAATTGTGAGGGTCTTGTCTCCTTAAATAGAAATTGATATTTTCATATATATAAAAACACCCATTTGTGAAAGGATATTCTGGTAATGTAGTATTATTAACATCACCAACCCTTTGTACTTCTCTCCACAAATATCTTTGGCTACCATCATTTAAATTAGTTGCATAAGATGGAATATTACTGTTAGTTTTAATTAGTAATAATTTACCACTTTCGACATTTTCTTTAAATGTTTGAAAACTATATATTTTAGGATAATTAATCAAAAATTCTGTATTACTTAACACTGTTTCTACTATACCTAAACTATAACTTTTATCGCTACTATTTGTTACTCTTATATAATCACCTGCTTCAAGATTATGTTTTACATTAACCTTAATCTTTGCATAATTTGGATTATTAGAATAATTGTCAATATTAACACCATCTTTTGCTACTGAAAAAGTAATCAAAGCATCTTGTTGTATTTGTGAAGATAATTCTTTTACCATAATTGGATAATGCGCTTCATAGTAATACCCTTCAGGTCTTTGATTAGCAGGTAAACCATTATAATCAGTTATCTTTTCATTTTTTATTGTAAAAGTTGCATTATCATAATCATCAGCTTCTATTTCATCAAATTTAAATGTTTTCCATTTAGTATAAGTGTTTGCATTTCCACCATTTTTAAAATATTGTTCATCTAATTCTCGTTGAATTGTATTAAATCTATGGCAAACTTTTTCAAGTACTATCTCTTTTACCTGACTTTTATTAAATTCAACTAAATCCCCCCAAAATATATCATGCTCAGCATTACCAGAATACCATTTTGAAGAACCACTAATTGTTATATCTTCTTCTAATGGTATCGAAGAAACAATAGGATAACTTGATGCTAAATTATGTAATTTATGTACATCAGAAAATCTTATATCATTTTTATTTTTAACACTTGATGATTTATCTTTCTTAATATTAAGAAGATTAAAACCAGATGTTATTTTACCAAAACAATGAGAATATTCTACGGAACTATCATTTCTTTGTGCATCACCTAAGTACCACTTATCCCATCCTGCATTATTTTTAACTATTGTTAAATAAAGTTCTGTAATAGGTTTTCCACTCTTATCTTTAATATGAGACACATCAATTGTATCAGTAAAAGTTACTTGACTTGATTTATCAGAGTATATTGTAGAAGCAAATGCTAACTGATATAAATCATAATTAAAATCTATCATATACAAGTCATCGTCAGGACAAGTACCTACTATATCTTTATTACAATATGTTGCATTTTCTTTAACAAATTTATCAAAATTTGCCCTATTAGACCCTATTTCCTCTGTAAACTCTTTTTTAGAGTATTTAAAATTAGGTAGTTTTTTAAACAATCTAATATAATATTCAGATTCAAAATCGCCAATTAAGTGTCTTATCCTAAAATTAATATTATTTAATTTTTCTTGGTCAAAATTATTCTCCCAATCATCACCAAAAATATGATTCAATATATCATAATTTAAAACATAAAAGTAATTATCTCGATATTTTTTATCCAAATCCCCAGTATCTTTTACTGTAATAGCATTAGGTATCTTAATTGTAGTACCATCACTTGTAGTTGCATACAACATGATAGAATCAGTTGCCTTTAAACCATGTTTACAAGTCGTTCTAAAGACTAACACATCATCACCACTCAAACCACTACTACGAACACAAGAATAGCAATCTAAGCCATTAATTCCATCTCCATAAACTAATAAATGATTATAAGTAATATCATAAGGATATGTCAAACACATTTTCCAATTATATTCTAAACGTTTTTCTTTTTTATTAACTTTTGGATTAAATGAAAATAATGAACGGTCAGGATACATATCAATAAACTCACATGCTTTTTGTCTATTAATCACTTTATTAACATCCAATTCTTTTCCCCAAATATTTCCATTCGAACCAGTGTATAATTTAGAATTGATGTTCATCCCATTGGTAAAACCAAACCATCCCTTTTCTTCAATTAAATTTTGATTAATAGAATCAGTTATTGATAATATATCACTATATTCATACAAATGTTTATTTAAATTCATTGTTGGTGCAGAAGATATATTGTATCGTTTGTTATACTTAACAATATCACCATCTGAATAACGCATCACATCACCAATAGTATTGAATATTTTACTTAATAAAGGAGAACCTGTTTGATTAGAATCTGTCTGATTCTTATTTTCGTTTCTTAATGTGTTTACTTGTTTAAATGTTGTATTTCTTAATATATGATTATTAAATATATCATATCCACAATGATAAACATATCCACATTTATCATTTGAATATTCAGTGTTTTTAATCATTTGATACCTGTCAGGATTAACATCTCCCATAGCTTCTGGCACTGAAACAGTTGTATCATTCTCAACAAGAACAACTTTATCAGTTTTACTACCTTCTCCCTCAAATTTAACAACTTCAGTTAATGTATTAAATAATACATTTGTACATACTGGATTGATGGTGACAATTAACCTATACTTGTCAGATTTATTTCGTTCTTCTTCAAAAACTTCATATAAATTTACTTTATCTACTGTGTCCATATGTGGCAACAACTTTGTGGATTGTTTTAACTCAACATCCACAAAGTTAGTCACATTAGTAGAATTAACAGAACTTGTACTATTTAATCTTATTTTCTTTTTCATTATTGAATTATCGGTTTTGGATTTTTATATGATAATTTACATCTTGTAACCATTCCTAATTTATCTGTAATATCAACTGTTGTTGCTCCTAACAAACCATCAGGGTCTTTTGGTACAAAAGGTATTGTAAGGAATTCTAGTGGATTTTCATTTTTTTTCATAATAGCATCAAACATTTCTTCAGTAATTTCTATTATGAATTGACTACCAACAATATTACCCTCATTATATGTCATAGTTGTACCAATTGGTTGATTTTTAACAGCATTACAAGTGATAGAAACTACTGAATCAAAATTGGCAATATACCATTGGTCACAAGTTCCTATTGTTACTATAAATCTATATTTTTTCACTTTAACGCTTCCTGGGTCACTTGGTTCTGGGTCTGGTGTTGGAGTTGGGTCATCTCCTTCATCAATACCTTCTGTACCACCTGTTGTTGAGCCAGTTGTGGAACCTGAAGTATCTCCAGTTGTACTTCCAGATGTTTCAACATTGATTACTTCTTCTTTCATTTCCAAAGTTATTGAAGCAGTTACCTTTCTAAAATCATAAACAGGTGAAATGACACGACAATTATTCTGTGTTATTCCAACAATATAAACTGTTGGTGTTCCTGTAATGTTTTCAAATATACCTGTTTCCCCATAACCTGTTGTTGGTATAGCAACAGTATCACCATCTTCATTAACTTCTGAAACACTAGAAGTTGCAATTGCATCGGTTTGACCTTGAACTATTATATCATTTTGTGTAACACCACTTGCATATATCGCACTTTTTCCTGTAATTGACATAATTTCATGATTAGGATATGGGTACACTTGATTATATGATGTAATCATTACATATTTCATTGGATTGGTTGTGTCGCCATTACTAATACTTACAGATAAACTACTGATTGCGCCATCATTACTATCATTAAAGCCATTAGTTAAATTAACTTCCATAGCCCCATAAATTGCTTCTGTCAAACTACAATTATTTGAGTTATCTTCCATTTTTAATTCAGTATCAATCAATCCAACTGAAATAGCTGTTAAATCATAACCACTTGGAACTACACATGGGAAACCAAATACACTTGTATCATTTTTACTACCAAGAAAACGTCTCTTAGTTGGAAGAGCATCTTCATTTGGAACTGTATTACCACTTTCATCCACTTTAAATGTTGCTGTTTCAATTAATGGACTTGAATAACCAATTGTCACTGATTGGAATAATGCTTGCCACCAAGTACGACAAAACGAAGCATCTTGTATTTTAGTATTCGTTACAATACCATTATTAACAATACCTCTAAAGAAACCGTTATAATAACCATCTTTAATTACTTTTTCCCATTCAGAGCCACCACCATAAGGTAAATCTTGGAAATATTGAGGATTTTTAACACCAGCCCACATTGTCATATCAACACTAAGTATTTTATTGATTAAATGAACGCCAAACCATTTACTTGTGTCTGAATTACCAATAGGAGATGAAACATTTGAGCCAACAGGTATAATCGTGCCATTATTATCTTTCATAACAAAGAAATAAGGTATTTTTTGCGCATTTAATTTACCATAATTTGCTACAATTTGTCCTGAATTATCCGCATCTAAAGGCAATAATGTTGGAACTTTAACATCTGACACTGATATTGCATCAGTAATGCTATAATTTTCGTCAACAATATGAACTTCGTCATCTGATGGGTCAGGAGTTTCAGCTTGATATTGAATACCATAAGATACAGGATAATCATTAGTTTGTGCATTAACATTCATATTCTTAGATGATTCAGCACATGTTATCCAAAACGCTTCTTTTACTTGTGCTATCAATTCTTCTTTAGCTGCTGTTTGTAACTTGTTAGGTTCGTCATCAGGAAGTTTTAATATTTCTTCAGACCAATTATATGCTGGATTATTAATATCTCCAATTCTATCCCATCCATAAAAATCGCTTTGTTGTTGAACCCATTTATTACCATTTTTAACCCATCCTGTTTTAAAATTTTGAATTAATTCATAATCAACATCATTAATATACATTTTAACAGGAAGCGGTTCATCAACATGAATCACATTAGTAACAATATTTTTACTTTCAAGTGTATATCTGTTACCATCTTTGCATAGCTCAATAACATCAAATTGATAAGATTGCCCACCTTCATCACATTCCAAAATACCTGATAAAATTTCTTGTTCTGTTAATTGAATAGGAACACTTTTAGTTGTTACTTTTATAGTGCTTTGTATTTGTCCATTTTCATCAGTATAATATTCAGTGGTTGTTTCTTCAACCAATTTAGTTAAACGAATTGTATAACCACGAGTTAATGATGTATCTTTTAACGTACCATCACTTTTAACAGGTGATAATTGCACATCTTTAACATATACATCACCTATTGTTATACGTCCACCAATACTATCACTATTCTCTCCTGGTTGACCATTTCTCCAACCTTTTCCATCTCCCTGCCATCCATCTAACTTAGCAACACGAACATTATTATATGTACCATAAGTTTGTTTCAAAATATTATTAGGTATTTTGAAATTTATTGTATCAATACTATATATCAAATATTGAGGAACTAAAGAAATCTCTTTCTGTACAATACTACCATCACTATCAGTTATTGTAACTTCATAATCGCCATTTGGTAAACCATCATTTCTTCCATCTTCATCAGTTACATTATGATAATCAGCATAATCAGATGGTTTTGTTCCAAGATATATTTTAGTTTCAGTAATATCTTTATAAACCCTACTAAAAGTCCCATCACTGATACCATTAATAATGATTTCATAAGGAGTTGAAATATCTGTCAAATTTAATAATATTGTACCATTTGTTGAATTACACCAAGGACTTGGAAGAGTAATTATGCCAACATTAAAAGGTTCATTGTATGTATTTGAACAAGTACTAAAAAATTGACTATTGAATTTATCAATTGCTGTTTTTCCAAGGTTTAAGCCAAAATAAAAATAGAACGAATTTTCATATCTAGGAAATATTACATAATTAGGATTTTCTCTACTACCGCCTTCATATTTGTAAAAATATGGGTTATTTCCCATTCTAAATTTATAATAATCACGACTAAACTGTTCTAAGTTAAAATTAAATCTATATGTAATATTACTACCACATCCGCTTTGTCTATCTTTCATTAATTGATACATACTTCCATCAAAATTATTTGGATATATGTAATCAAAGTCATATTTAATCAAACCATTGGTATTATCTAATTTAGTTCTTAAATTATTACCATTCAAAGTAGCAAACATACTTCTTGCATCAGATTCAGCCAATTCATCTTTAGATACAAACCCATCAGCAACAAGCAATGAATAAGCACTATCTCCCTCACTTTGGCTGGCTAAATTTCTAATTGATATTGTTTCATCTAATGAAACACCTAATTCACAAATCCTTTGTAAATTAACACAAGATTTAGTATGTACTTCAATTGAAGAACAACCAATACCATAAAACAAACCACCATCAGTTTTATTACATTGGTCTTTTGAATTATAGTTACCCCAATCTGCCCCTGTCATTTCAGTATCAGTTGTAAATTTTGTCCCTTCCTCAGTTAATTGTACTTCTGTGTCAGTAAACAAAATATCACTTGGCATATTATATGTTGATGATTCTAAGTATTTAAAAAACTGTGGAATACCATCTAAATCACAATCATTCAAGCTCCCAAGTAATATAATATCAGTTGCATATAACAATTCAATATCTCTCAATTCAGTTGAATCATAATAAACAGGCGCATAATAATATACTGTCTGTTTTAACATTGTTGTCTTATCAACAATAATACCTTTCTGTGCATTTAGAGTAGTGATTGCTTTATGGCATCCATTTTTACTACAATTATTATTTTTATCATTATTTACATCAAAATAAGGTGTGATATTTTTACCTTCATTATTTTTATATGAGCCACCTCTACTTTCATCTTTTCCCATCCACAAACTACATGGTTGAAACACTCTTTGAGAGCCAAAATTTTTAGCTGCACTACACCATTGGTCTTTAGCTTTAATTTTTATTAACCCAAACAAAAATCTTTTTTTAGGCGTGATTTTTCTAAACCAAAGTGGTGCATAAAGAACACCATTAACCCAATCATTTGCAAAATTAAAAGAAGTCACTTCATTATCTTGTGCCAATTCATTCTCCACACAAGTAAATAAACTATCCCTGCTATTATCAGGTTGGGTTGTTTCATCCTCTTTACCTTCACTAATCAATTTTCTATTTTCTTCTTCATGTTTTTCTTTAGTTAAACCCCATACACAACCAAAAGGTTTACCACAACCAGGATAATAAGTTTTACGATTAATATCATCATCACAAAAATCAGATGTTAATCTAACACATGTAGGAATTGCTTTTTTCATCCATCCGAATGGTCTAATACACCATCTAAAAATACAAATTTTAAATGAAGCCAATTTACAAGGAAGCCAGCCTAAAATAGAAATCAAGTTGTTTAAGAATGCAATTAAATCAATAATAACTTTTGCAATAACGCAAATCATTCTAAACATGAAGCCTAATTTAATACTTACATTGTTATATGGAATTGGATTATTAGCACCATAATGGTTTACCATTTTAATTCCTGAATGTTTACGATTTTTGTATGAGGTATTATTCTGTAAACGAGGTATATACGACTTTACACTATATACTTTATTCCAGAATAAATCTCTATAACTCTCTTCGTGTGTTGATGTACCAAATTCATAATCAACCTCTTTTGTTTGAGAAAATATTGGGTTATTTTCATCAATTCTTGGGTTATTAGGAACTAATATTTTACATCTTTTTCTTGCAGTAGCATCATTAGGGGAATCATCAATAGAAACTCTGAATCTAACTCTTGTACGTGTTGGAATACCCTTTGTTGGGTCATCTGTTGGTACAATATTACCATATTCATCTGTTGCCACATAATCCAAATTCATTGGAATTTGATAGCACCAAACACCATCACCATCTATAACCCTATTACCTTTTATTTGATATTCTTCAACTGTACCATTTAACGTTTTACGAATCATTTCAATTGAGCCTTCTCCTGTTGATAACTGGTCCATTTTACCTGCATTGGTCATTGGAGTACAGTTTTTACCAATTGCATTTGTTCCTGTATCTGTAACAATAGACCCAATAAACACACAAGTAGGTTCAAATAGGTACTCTATTTGAACATCAGCACGAGTAATTGCAATATTTCCATCACTTTCTTCAGAATCTCCCCAAAATGGATAAACATTTACGCCAGTATTTTGTGTATATATCTGTGATAGTGAATCTAAGTTTGTTGATTGTTTAAATTTGTTAGGTGATTCAAATTGATTTATATTATATCCTTTATAAATCATATCACGAGGACGTTGCGATAAAGCTCCAATATCTGATAAATCTATATCCACATGAATCTGTTGTTGACCTGTTGGAACACCAAATATCATATAATCACCTGCTTCATTTGTTACAGATGTGTATTTCCAATATTTATCATAAATTTCTAATACAGTATCATTATCCAGCACTAAACGTTTGTTAGGGAATGTACCTACATTCTGATAACAATCATTAATTGGCTCATCTGGTAACAAATTGTAACGAATACCTTCATTATTTACTGATGAAGTACTAAAATATGGATATAAATAATTTTTCTCATTATTTATATAATCTTCATCACTTACTTCAACAAATACAGAAACTTTAGCATTAGGAATACCAAACCCACCATTTGCAATAATTCTACCAACAATGACACCATACGAAGATGTATATAATTTATAAGCATCTTCTTGTGTCAATTTTAATGATAAAATTTCAAACAAATCATAAGATTGGTCTAAATGAACATTTATTACACCTGGTTCTTCACCAACTTTAGTCCTTATTCGGTAACTTTTATTTTGAGTCATTCTTATTTTTCTTTTTAAAATTCAATAATTTTATATGTGCTTCTTTTCCAATAATCATACATCCACCAATATAAAACACAATTGGAACTGCTATGACAATAAATAACACGCACAATAAAATTCCAGTAATAATTTGACCAATTGCATTCATACATGCATCAATAATTCCTCTGAAACCTGCTCTACCTTCAATTTTGTTAGGTAAAGCATCCCCATACTTAGAAGCTATCTTATTAAAATTATTCTGAGCTTTACAATTACATCCCATTTTATTCTTCGTTTTGAATAAAAAATAAAATCTATCTATTTAAAAGTCAATAAAAAAGGCAACTAAAAATAGCTGCCTTTAATGGTTAAAAATATATTAATTAACGAGTTTTAACTCTTATTCTAATATCTTTACTTTTGTTTAAAATTTCAAACATTGAATTAGATTCACTAAATAGTAATCCATCTGATGCTTTTAAATCAATTTGGCTTCTACCTGCCACTACCTCAGTATCTTGCATTTCTTCAGGGTCAGTAGGGCAAACATAAGGGGACACAATTTGTTGTGTTGTACCATCATCAGAATAACCCACACCTGTCTCATTATACACTCTTAAATCAATTAAGTTGATAACACCATCAATTTTAGAAATATCTTTCTCCAAATCACCAACAAAAATATCTTCACCCATTTGATGTTTGTTAATATCCATATAATCATAAACAGTATCAATCACAGTTCTAACAACCTCACTTTTATCATATGTTTTACTTATAAAAACATCCACCTCAAATGATAAATTAATAATTTTACCAGAACGAAGTTCAACAAAATCATTAATCATACGATAATTGCTCAAATATGATTGAATATTATCAACCATTGCTGAAGGTAACAGCTTACTTAATTGTCCTGATTCATTAAGACCAAGAGTATAAATAACTACTTTATTGTTTTCTTCAATGACACCTAATCTAAATGGTGTGCCATATTTGGCTGGCATTTTCATCAGTCTCACATAATAATCCTTTAAAGTAACACATCTGTCTTGTGCTGAATTATTATATTTAATCAAATAACGTATTTCATCTTCTGTTGGTTCATCCTTACCGCCAAAAGAAGGGCTTGGATTAGTAACCTTTAGAGAATCTTTAACAGCTTTAGTTTTTTCAACACAATCTGTATCATCTGGATTACCATCAATTTGTATATTTCTATAAACAAAATTTGTTAATGTATTTGCTGCAATATTTGATTGTTCCCCACCACCAACACGATATAGAATAAACATAGTCCAACCTGCTTCGGGTAATACCCCAAGAAAATCATTACTTGCCATTTTACTCATTTGGTATTTAATGTAATTTGAGTTAGGATTTGGAAGTACCATATTTCCACCAGCACCAAATATTATTTTCAACTGACCATTATTTGTGTATTCTGTAATAAACTTTTGTCTTAAAAATTTCCATTCCCCTTTATAAACTTGTGCTGTCCTTACACAAACATTACTTCCACCATCGTCAACTAAATAATTACCATTTTCATCAATACCAGGCATTGTGTAAAATTCACTTTGAGGAACACCATCAGAGTTTAACACATCACCAAAACGATATTGTTCGATTAATGAATCAACTTCAAAAAAACGCCAAGTTTTAGTTCCATTCTCTTTAGGTGTATATATTTCACTCTCAATCATAAAATCGGAAATAGGTGGGTCATCTTTAAAATTAGTACCATCTTTAAATATAATTGATTCCACATTCAAAATATTAGCATCCTGTAATAATACTTCCATGAATGGAACAATATCATTACTTGTTAAAGTTTGTCGGTATATTTTAGATTCCCCTGCAAGTGCTAATGCTAATTTTTTATAAGTATATTTTTCAATTAAACCATTGGCATTTCTCTTTGGTATAATTTGTCTATCAGATATGCCATCTTCATTAAATTGTTCAGCAAAATTAACATCATGCATTATTTGAAACGTAATTAAACCTGTTGAAATTACTGTGCCTTGTTTTACAATTGGAGCATATGATTCATCAGCTAATTGTAATTTTGGGTCTCCTTTTAATGGTAATTCGCAACTGATTTCAATTTCTACCATTGCAGATTTGCGTCCTGGTATTTTAAGTCCATTAGTTCTTGCTATATCCAACAATGAACCTTTTTGTTGTGCACTATTACTATCAGTTTCTTGAAAAGTTCTATCCGTATGATATGAAAGGTCATCACCTAGAGCACTAATCAAGTCAATGAACCATTCTCCAACTGATGCATCTTGAAAATCGTTCATCATTGAAGGATAATATTTTCTTGTATATTTTTGAAACTCTGATTTGAAATCATCATAATTTCTTGCAAGATAACTTATCGTTTTTTCCATTTGTATCTTTAAATATTTGTTATTATTGTATAATCTGAAGTAAAATTATCTTCATTAACTGAATAGCTTATTTCAGCGACCAATCCATGACCATTACTACCATTAGCATAAACATTTAAGTCTGTTAATGTCACATTTGGAACAAATTGTGCCACTGCTGTTTTAATTTCAGCTTTTACATCAGTCCATGTTTCATTATCATTAGGGTTGAACAAATATTTTATCAGATTAGTACCAAATTCGGGATTTCTAATACGTTGCCCTTTTGGTGTAAATATAACATGCATAATATCACTTTGCATAGCTTTTTGTGAATCGCTATCCAAATCAACAAAGAATTTCTCAATCCCTTTTGACGTGAAAGGGTAATGAATGTTATAATATTGTATTTTTGCCATAGTAAACTATTGTTATAATAATATATATAACAATCTTAACAATTTAAATAGTTAAATAAAAAAATAAGGGAGACTTTTTAAATCTCCCTTATTTTAATTATCCACATTTTGAATAACCACAGTCCAAACAATGAAGGCAACCCCCTTCATTTAATAATCTTCCACCACATTCAGGACAAGTTTCATAATGCCCTTCTTCAATATTTGAATCATTAAATTTTCTTAATGTTCTTATAACGCCATTTTTCCAAGTATTAATATTAGATGCATCGAGATTTAATGATGATATAATTTTAATCAAATAAGGTAATGGCATTCTATGCCTTAAAAGCCCACTTATCAATTTAGCATAATTCCAATATTCAGGGTTAAATGTTCTTGAAAGACCTTCAACACAAGTTTTATATCCATCTTTATCTATATAACAAATATCATATCTTGACATCAGTTTTTCTTCCCCATCAACTATTATTTTTTCTTTATTTCTAACAATAAAACCATCTTCAACCCAATTAGGTATATTTAATTTTTCAAGAATACCAGTAAAAATTTCATAAGGTCTATCATCTACTAAACCAACAACACCAACCCACTTTTCACCTTTATTACTAAATCTAAATATTTTACATGGTATCTCTTTAGGTCTTTTTGATATTGGTTGATTATTTATACAAACTTTATTATCATCTTTTTTTTCTTCAGGCTTAGATTCTTTCTTTGTTGAAACCAATACACCACTACGACACCCATCACGATAACAAGTAATGCCTTTCAATTGATTTTTCCAAGATTTAATGTAAATATTTGAAACTTCATCTTCAGTGACACTATTAGGTAAATTAACAGTTGAAGAAATTGAATGGGTAATATATTTTTGTACAATTCCTTGTAACTCAACACGTTTTTCCCAATTTATATCATTTGCAGTAGATTCATACCAAGGGCTTAATTTATAAGCTGCTGTCCAATCTTCTAATTTCCACTCATTAAGAGTTTCTTTTGATAATTCACTAAAATAAGTTTCTGCCCATTTCCTAAATGTTGGATGAACAACAACAAATTCAGTATATTTTTCTCCCACTTGGTCAACAAAATCAACTCTGTCACCATCGCTCATGCATTTTCTTCTTCTTGTGTAGAATGGTAAAAAAATAGGTTCTATACCACTTGAACATTTAGCCATCAAAGAAACTGTACCTGTTGGAGCAACTGTATTAAAAGAAATATTTCTACGACCATATTTTAGCATCTTATGGTAGATACTATTGAAATCATTTTTCAAAAATTCATACCATCTATTGCCAACATGTTCAAGCTCTATATTTTGAGCACTAAAATTCCCTCTTGTAATTGCCATGTCTATTTGAGAATCCATTTCAGCAATAAACATTAGTCTCATAACATGATTAATAATTGATAATGACGCTTCTGAATCATATTTAAGACCTAGCATAGCTATCATGTCAGCAAGACCAGTAAAACCAAGCCCACAACGTCTACCTTCTAATGTATGACTTAATAATCTTTGATATAATTTATATTCACTGTTATTTTCATCCCCATCATTTTCAATTTTAGCTAAAATTTTTCGTATTGCATCAGCTTCTAAATCAACCAAATCATCACCAAGTCTCATTGCTTCATAAGTGATTTCATATAATCTTTCATCATTAATTGACGCATTATCAGTAAATGGATTATCAATAAAAGATGTTAAATTTATATGTATCAATCTACAACTATCTTCATGCATAAAGATTTCGCCACATGGGTTTGTGCAAGAACCTCTAAAAGAAGGGTAAACGCCATCAGGAGAATAGTCATAGTGATTAGTTTGAAATATAATACCTGGTTCAGCAGTACTCCACGCACAATGAATTACATCATTCCATAACTCCTTCGCATTTATAATTTTAAAATAAGTATTTTTTGTTCTACCATCATACAATTTATTCAATTCACATGAATTAATTATATCATCATAATCTGCACCAAACAACTCTTCATTAGTTGCATTAATAGGAAACCTTTGTACATACAAATTATCGCAATTTGATGTTGCTAATCTCATAAATTCATCATCAATTTGAACTGAAATATTAGCTCCTGTTACTTTCGTTAAATCTTGTTTTTTCTCAATAAATTCTTTGGCATCTGGATGTTTTATTGAGATGGATAACATTAAAGCCCCACGTCTACCTGCTTGTGCAATAGTATTAGTAACATGACTAAATAAATCCATGAAAGAAACTGCACCTGTTGATGTTTTTGCTGAATTATTAACAATAGAACCATATGGTCTTAATTTTGATATATCAAAACCAACTCCACCCCTACGTTTCATTAATTGGCTCTGTTCATTGCAAACTCTAAATATATCATCAATCGAATCATTAGGTCCATCAATAACCCAACAATTTGACAAACTAACAGGTAATGGATTACCTAAACCTGACATAACAGAACCACCAGGTATGACATATTTAAAATCTTTAAACAACTTATATATACCTTCTTCATCCAACACCCCTCTATTATAACCATACTCAGATAATTTTAACTTCAAATCATCATTTGTGTTATATTCATAGATATGTTCCACTTTAGCAAATTCTTTTGCCATTCGTTTATGCATATCATCAGGATTTAATTCACTATATGTTCCATCATTGTTTTTTAAACAATATTTTTTAATCCAAGTAGTTGCCGCTAGTTCATCACCATCAAAGTACTTCAAGCAACTTTCATATACTTGGTCATATAAATAATTTTTACTCATAATTAAAACATTAAATTTTGTAATTTATAAATAAGCATCTGTTTTTATAAATTATAAGCTATAATATAAATTACTTCAACATTTACTATTTAATTTTTTGATTATCAAAAAGAAAAAATTTTTAAAAATTTTTATGATATAAAAACAAAAAACGAGCATATTTAGTACTCGTTTTTTAGTAATTATTTCTTACCAAGTCCATTAATCACTTCTTTGGCAAGTTGTTCTCTTTGTTTTTGTTTATCCTCATTATATTCAACCATATTAAATTCATCAATATTATCAGTACTGATTCTACATGTACCATTATTGAACTCAACATTGTTAAATACTTTACCAGCTTTACCTGCACGATTTTTAAGAATTGCAATGGTTGCCAAATTACGTTCAATGCTTTCCATTGTACGAGCAATAGACATAATAATATGACCAATCTGAATTTTTTTCACAGAACCACCACCTTGACTCATTGTAACCAATTCAGCCCCAAGAGAATCTTTAGTACCTTGAATTGGAACCCATAATGCAATATCCAGTTCGTTAGCCATAGATTCAAATTTACGCATTGTAATACCTTCTCTTGACCATTCATTATCACCTGCTGTTGTTCCTGCTTCAAGTTTAACGCATTCAAAATAATCGACAATAACCATATCAGGTTTAAATCCTGAATTTATCAACTTTTTAATAAATTGTCTTATTTGACTTGCAGTTTTTTCACCACTTTGAAAACGAATAATTCTGATATTATTTTTAATTAATTCATAATCTTCAAAATTATTAATAGATTTTAAAACTTGTTCTTTAAAGTTTGGTTTTGATAAATCTTTTGCTTCAACATCAGCAATTCTACCAAGGTGTTTACGTTGAATTTGTTTCTCCCTATCCTCAAATACAATTTGTAGGACTTTAAAGCCTTTATAATCGTTTTTATCACACTTATAAGTTGCAGCATGAGAAGCCATTGCAGTTGTTAAAGATGTTTTACCAAATGATGATGGACCTAATACAATACCAAGTTCACCTTTACCTAAACCACCTTCCAAAGTTTCATCAATTTTACCAATACCTGTTGGAATTGGACATCTATAATCATCTGAAAGAACTAATTCAAGATTGTCAAACACACCAATTCCTAAATCTTCTTCACTTCCAACTTCAAGAGCTTTACGAATTATATCTTCACATTCATAATATCTGTCATATTCGCCATTTTCAATGACTTTACTAATCTTATTAATAGCTTTAGTTAAATTCTGTTGTTTAAAAAACCTATCAGCAATATCTCTTATACTATCAATTCCCTCATTAGATGTTTGTTTAATCTTTTTTAAAGTATCTACATATGTTTGAATTTCTAAATCATTTTTAGACTTTGAACGAAGTTCAATTTCCATGAGTTGATAAGAAGGTATCATCTCATGTACTTCATAATACTCTTTTAACACTCCAACATAAGTTCTAAGTGCACTTTCTGTAAACATGTTTTGGTCAATAATGTTATTGATGCCTACAAAAAATTTATGGTCATCCATAAATGCCCTTACTAATTTATATTGAAATTCAGGACCGAGATAACCTAAATTATCTCGGTTTTTTGAATTTTCTGCCATATTTTTTTTTATTATAAACAATTGTTATAGTATTCACATTCTTTTCTCGATGGATAAAGTGAATCCATGTACTGTTTTGTTTTATTGGCGTACAGTTTTTCCAAACTATTAATATAATATTTGTTATTTAAATGGTAAGTTTTTTTGCCATGTTTAGATTTTTGTTTACCATTGCCATAATTCAAAACTTTTGTATAATAATATTGTTTTGTATAAGTTGAACTTAATACATCACAAAACTTTTCAATAATACTATACACTAAGTCAGTCTTGTCAATAGTCATGTGCCTGATAAGGTTCGCAGAAAAAGATAATCTATTTACATCTTCATTCTCATATGAACTTTTCTTGTTAGTAATGTCTACACTATCCCTAACATATTTAGGGTATGCACTGCCATCCCAAATTCTTGTACAAACTTCCCTTTCATCCACCAAGAAAGAAAATTTGAATGTTATTTCCCACGGGTTTTGCATTTTACCAACCCATTCTTCCATATCAGCTTCAGCATTTTCATATTCAATATATGTAGCTTCAGCTGGATTTTCGAAACCAGTAAGTTTCATTGGCATTTTGTTATTTGTGTACCACAAATAAACACGACTTTTTGATACAAGGTCAGAGTTTATCAAACCTCTGTCCATTCCTGTTAAACATTTATCCATTCCCTGAAGAGGAATTGATGAAATGATACCAGTTGTAATTTCATCAACCGTTTCTTTCAACTCCAAAGAATTTAAAGAATCTTCATTGAAACCGTTTATTCTAAAATAACGTTGACAAATAATATTATCATTCACTGATAATACAAATTGAAAACGTTCTTGACGATATTCTCTTTTTTGTTCCATTTTAATTTTTGTAAACAAAATTTGACATACATATTTTTGATAAAATTTCTTTTAAAACGCTATTATCATTTCCGTTTCGTAGTGCAAATATACAACTTATTTTTGTTATTTGCCAATAAAATATCATTTGTTTTTAGAGTTTTCTCTCTTAAAAAACTTTTCTTCCTTATCAATCAAGTACTTAAACTCAATAAAAAAATTCCCAAACTTATTACTATCCTTCAATTCATCAATCCCATAAGACAAAATGATATTGTATAGGTTTTGTAAACTCCTTCCATCTGGGTCTAATGGGGCATACATCATTGAATCTATTTGTTCAATTGCTTCAGGGGTTAGTAAAGGTTTTCTTAAATTAATTATTTTTTCATTAATTTCAAAAATATCTTCGCCTTGTACTCCATCAGTAACTCGATTAATGATGTTTTCCGTCCATTTTAGAGGTTTTTTCTTATCAGCCTTACGTTCTTCTATCATTTGTTTAGAACGCTCTAAAATCTCTTCTAAATGCACTTCTCGTTCTTTTAATTCTGGAAAATGTTTTAAAAGGGTTTCTTCACCAACCCCTTTAATACCTTTTATATTATCAGACACATCACCACAAATGATTTTCTTAACCAATACATTCTCTGCTCTATAACCAATTAAATCCTTATGGTTCTCTAGATTCAGGAATGTTTTCATATTTGGGGAAGGGCAATAAACGATTACATCTTTTTGAATTAATTGAGTTAAATCTCTATCACCAGATAAAATAACAATTCTTTCATTTGGTTTTTTATGTACTACATAATAACCAATAAAATCATCCGCTTCTACACTATCTGAAATACATTGTCTAACAAACAACTCTTCAAGACATTTCATAACAGCTTCTCTTTGAAAATAAAAGACCTCTTTATCTTTTAATTTTTGTTGATACTTATCAGGATTTTCTTCACGTTTTTTTGCTTGTTTCTCTTTAGCCCACTTCATCATTTGTCTTACTGTTTCGTTAACAGATTTAGAATAATCTGACAAATTGGGTTCATCAAACACTTTATCTCTATTTGCTTTATATAAAGGGTATAAATTATATCTCATTTGACCAGATTTATCACCATCCCAGAAAGTATAAACATAATCAAAATTTCCTTTCTGAAGTAATATTTTAATTTGTAGGAGAAATTGAAAAATTCCCCCTACTTGTTTCCCTTCAGAATTACATCTTTTATCTCCATTATAAGATATTTCTAACAAATTAGACCCATCAATTAATAATGTATTAAAAGTCTTTTCAGCTAACTCAGGCTTTGCCTGTACTATCTTTTTCGGAATTGGTTGTGACATTTGACTTAATATCTTTTGCAGTTATTGTTGAAGATAACCCTTTGTTATCAACTATAACACTACCTGATTTTATAACAGAATTTAAATACACAAATATTTCACCTTTTTGTGAAACAAAAACATCTTTTGTTTTATCAAAAATATATTTCCCACTTGAAGCATGTGTCATATAATCTTTCATATTCTTAAAATATAATACTTCAGGAATATTACTATCTACTTTTTCAACAATTTCAAACGAAGTAGTTGCCATCGCATTAAACACATCACTAGGAATTTTAGTGAATTTTGTTTCATCAAACTCAAAATATCCTTCTTTTTAAGTAAAACTTTCATTTTTATAATTTTTAAAAATTAAACAATTAAGATTCCATTTCATCTTCTTCCTCAAACTTAATATCAGATTCATCTACATTTGAGAAATCAACATCTGTATTTGCTTTCAATCTTTCCATAATTAATGGAATTTGTTCTTTCTTGTATTTGTCAATGTCATCAACGCCAATAATTCCACTATGAACACAACAAATTTCACCTTTATAAGTTACATTATATGGAGTTGGTAAATGGTTCTTAACAATTTCAATCTTAGTAACCATACCATACTTATATTCTTCACCTTTTAATGTAGCTTTCAATTTTTTGGTTGAAGCCTTTGCTTGTCCACCAACATGAATTAATAATCGACAACTGAAATACATACTTTTACCACCTTTCAACTCCAAAGAAGGTAAACCATTCATAGAATTCATTCCATCATTCCAAATCTTATTAACACAAAACATTGTATTAGTATAAGGGTTTGCCATCTTTCTAGAATTAGGTATTCTAACATTTGTAATAATATTGAATGCATTTGTTAATGCTGCTGCTTCATTCATTGGATTACCACCTGCTTTACTTTTATAGCTCTTCCAAGAAGTTACTGTTCCAATACTATCCCAAATAAACAATAATGGTTTATTTAATTTTCCTTCATCTTGCATATCCAAAAGGCAATTCATACTATATGCAATATCCTCAATGACTGGATAAGTTCTATATTCTTTTTTATTTGTTGAAGTATCGTAATCTCTATTACCATACGTTTTTGCTAACAAATCATTGTCAAAATAAATGAAGTTACCATCATAATTTATAACTTGTGTTTCTACTCTGATTTCCCCTGTTTCTTCATCTACTACTTCCACCTCTCCATACACGGGTTCTGCTTCCATACCGCAATCAACCGCATGTTGGAAATCGAAGTTACCTTCTGTTTCATAAATAACAGGAATAATCCCCATTCTCATTGCTGAAGCAATGATACAATTTTTAAGTGTAGATTTACCTGTATCTGACCATCCTCTACACAATGTTAAATACCCCATTGGAATACCTGGTAACTTAACCGCTTCTTGATAAGCTTCTGGTAAAGTTATCCATTCCAAAGGCTTATCAGAGTTACTTTTCTTTATATCCTTTGAAGTTTCGACCCCAATACCTATTTCATTTTTAATTGATTTGATGTCAAATGCACTGACATCTTTCTTTTTAATTGCTTGTTTAGCCATTTAAACGTTAGTATTTTCTTTTGTTATTCTTTCTTTCCAGCATTTACGACACAAAGGTATATAGCTGTCATCTCCACCAATCATTACTTGTTTTCCTGATATAACTAATTTTCCATTAGCATCAATACGAGCATTGATAATACTTTTCCTTCCGCATGAACAAGGTGACTTAATTTCTTCAATTGTATCTGCCAATTCAAATAAACGTTTAGAGCCTGGAAATAGACTAGATTTAAAATCGGTTCTTAGTCCATAACAGCTAACATTAATATCAAATTCATCAACAATTGCTGCAAGTTGGTCAATTTGTTCTTCAGTCAAAAACTGAGCTTCATCAATTAATATCCATTTTAGTTTATCTTGAAGTATTGCATCACTTGATTGATTATATCTATCAACCAATGAATATATGTTATATGATGGGTGTATGGTAACACAGGTTCTCTTAACACCGACTCTTGATTCAATCATATTTTCTTCGCATCTTGTATCAACTGATGGTTTCATACACAAAAATGGTATATTTTTTTCCTCAAATTGATATGCTGATGTAAGTAAAGTTAGAGTTTTTGTCGAACCCATTGTTCCGTAATAGTAATATAATTTCGCCATATTTACATTTAATTATTAGAGGAAAACTGACCAAAATTATTTTGGTCAGAATTTCTCATAATACATTCTTTTAGAATGGAAGGTCATCAGCAGGCCCTTCAATCGTTTCAACCTGACTCAATTCTTCATCTTCAGTTGCATTTGCAGCTTTTTGAATTGCTGCTGCTTCTTCGATTATTTCTTGTTCAGTTTTTTCAATTTCCTGTTTATTTTTAGCTTCAAATTCTTTCTTTGAAATAAAAGTTTTTGAATCTTGGTCAAAATAAGGTACTTCTCCTGCTAAAGCAACTTTTAGATAATCATAAGTTTTTACACCATAAACATCTGTCCATTGTTTTGGGTCATTAACCCATTCCTTTATTTTCTCAGGGTCTTTTGATAAAGCAGATGGTCTACCAGCATCAGCAATACTAATACTTACTTTTCCGTCTGTTGCTTTTGTCAAAGTAAGAACCAAATCCTTACCTTTATATAAGTCGAATATATTATACCCTTCCTTATCACCATCATTTAAAGCTTCATCATTTCTTAATTTAAACAAATTAAATAATTTGTCATAAATACCATCATTTTTCTTTGAAACGTTAAATTTCCAAAATTTAACACCTTCATCTTCTTTACCTCGCTCAATGCATCGAACAATCCAACTTTCAGATTTTCTAGTTTGGAACTCCAAATCAGAATACATTTTTTTCTTTTCCTCTGTCTCAGCCGTTTTCATCTTGCGACTAAATTCGTCATGAGCATCACAAATTGCACATTTGTTTCCATATTTTTCATGTAGTTCTGTTGTATGTTTACAACATACATATGCTTTATATGGTTTTGCTGATTGTGGGGCTAATTCTTTATTAACCTTAATACCATGTGAATGGATTAAGTGGAATGGGCTACCACCTTCAGGAGTGAAAGGCAATAATCTAATTGTTACTGTTCGTGTAACTTCGCTGTCTTTTAACTTAACGTTTAAATAATTTTTTGTATCAAAATTTACTTTTTTATAGACTTTCTTAGAATCTATTTCATCTTTTTGTGCCCAAATACTATCTTGTGGGATATTAACATTTTCCATTAATACTTAACTTTTTTATTTTATTATTCTATTAAAATTTATTTATAATTCAGCCGACTTAAATTACATTGCAAATATACGACTTATTTTCCATACTTACCACTTTTACAAAAAAATAATGGTCAATAAATATTAAATTATTGACCATTATCAAATTATATTTGTAAATGTTTATTACACGCCAAATATCTTCTCCAAATCCATATCATCTTTAACATCAAAAGTGTCTGCTATGCTTTTGGCATTTCCACCGCTAATGTCAGATTGCTTGATTGTATATTCCTTCTCTTCTTTATCAGGTGCAACATCATTATCATACATTACATCATAATTAGAAGAAGTTGCTTTATCATCCCAATAATCTTTTGGCTTTATAGAATAAGGATATGAAGCTTGTGAACGTAAATTTAATTTTTCAGTTTCAGTTGGCACACGTTTTTGGAATTCATGTGTCAAATCAGCTATTTTTTCATCATTTGCTTTCAATGCGCCAAGAAATGAATCTATTTTATCCATAACTTGTTGAATTTTCATATTAGCATCTTCAATCTTGTGTTCTGTTTCTTCTTGTGAATTTGTCAAATCATCAACATCAATGACTTCTTCATTATCACCTTCCATATCAACAACTTCTGTGTCATCCTCACCACCTAAATCATCAGGTAAAGTATCTCCTAATTCACCACCATTAGGCACTTCGCCACCTGTCATAGAATCATCTTGTGGCATATCTTGGTCTTGACTATTTTGTGGGGGCATATCATTCATTGGTGGGATATTGCTGCCATTATTATCCATAGGTGGCATTTGTTGATTATTACCGCCCTGTTGAGGATTCTGACTGTTATCCATGTCATCATCATCATCTTCAGCTAATGGTGTACTAATGAATGTATATTCACATAATTGTTTAAACTTTTTTTGGGATTCAAGTAGATTATGTTCTTTTAAATACTTTTTATCCATTGGAAAATTAGTCGTTTAATACCATCTTATTATCTTCAGTTAGAACTATTTTTGAGTTTTCAGTTCTTTCAATAATGCCTTTGTCTTTTTTATCAACTTTAACTCTTTGTTTTGGCATTGGTTTACCTTCCATATTGTTAAGTAAATCTTCTACTTGTTCTATTTTTTTATTATCAATCATAATTTCTTCTTTATTTTCTGCAATAGCTTCAGCTTTCACCATTGCATTATTACTATAAGGTCTAACGTATTTTACACGTGTAGTCTTATTAAAAAAACGTTGTGCCATATATTATTACTTTTTTAGATAAATATTTCATAAATCTAAATAATTGAGTATAAATAAGGTATTATCATTTTATCATCACCAATTATACGTTTTAATTTAATTGAAAGAAACGAATCATTCTCTACAATATGATTATTTGAATTAGATTTTAATATATTTAAACATTTATTAATGTTAATATCCATATATCTCAAATCATCTAAAGATATTCCACATACAACACCATCACAATATATGAACACAAATCTATTATTATCAATATATATATACTTTGTTTTGTTTCCCTTAACAAAATTAAGAAATCTCTTTATTAAGGAATATTGTGCTGTTATAACATTAATAAATGAATATTTAACATTTTTTATTAAATCTTTAATAATGAAATAATAAAAAGCATTTATATCTTTTTCATAATCATTTCTTCTTTCAGTTTTATCAAATGTCCAGAATACTTTTTCATTAATTTGTTTTTCCAATATGGATATATCCTTCCCATATATTGATTTAACTTCTTCCCACCCTATAATAAGAGTTGGTTTTGTTGAATCTATATCATTAATACTCTTACATTTACAAATCAATGAATCAAATGTGACTTTTCTTTTTGTGACTATATTTGCAATACACATGGTTTATTATTTATAAAATCCATAACTATACTGCAAATATACCACAAATTTTTCATATATGCAAATGTTAAACATAAGTTGATGAAGATAAAATATAATTTAACTGTGTTTTTTCATCTTCAGTTTTAGCAAATTCATATGCTTTCTTTACAAACCTATTTTGAACATCTTTAATTGTTATATACCCTTTATTATCAACATCAAACCCTTTATTACCATTATATTCAGATGTACTTCCTGATGATAAAGAAGGTATTATACTTGGATGATTGACACTATCTGATGAATATACAACACTATTTGCATTACGATTATTAACAAATAATACAGCAGGGGCTAACGTAATCAAATACATATCAACTGGATGAATATACTTAGCATCTTTCCATTCAGAAAAATATTTACTAACATATTCCAATTGCTTAGTTGCATCCATACTTCTCATTTGTTCAGAAGTCAAATTCCATTTATCTTTATAATAAGATGGCATAAATTGTATTAATCCAGTTGCTCCACCACTACTATTATATGCTGATGGGTCTAGACCACTTTCTGATGCCATAACAATCATTAACCAATTAGGGTTAAATTTCCATTGTTGAGATATTTGTTCCAATCTATTAACAAATGCATTTACATCATTACATCTTTTTTGTGATGTGTAGCCTGATGTACTTTTATTTTTAGTTAAATAAGATAATCCAAATAAAGTATTATTTATACCTAAAAAATATTTTAAAGTTGTATCATCAACATTACTATAAGATGTAAATATTTTCTTAAAATCAATCAATCTATTTGGTAAAAAACTATATACACGTTTTTTACTAGTCTCCTTATAATAAGGAGAAATATAAGATAAAACTTCATTAGATTTTTTAACATTTTCATCTTCTTTATCATTCGTTTTAAGAAAAGGACTACTTGTGAAATCGCTTGTTATAACATCTTCGTTAATACTAAAACCAATTTGTTTATTCCAATCAATTTGATTTGTAGATGAATAATCTGTATCATATTTCCATGATGGTTGCTTAAAAAATGCTCTCACATTGCTTCCTGATGGAGAATATGCTTGCCAAATCATTTTTTTATTTCTTTCAGCATTTTTGCCATATGAAGAAAAGTGAATAGTATGAAACATATTAAAATTATTCATCATAATAGAACTAGTTTTATATTCCATAATCAATTGATTTATATACTCAGAATAAGTAGTTACTATTATATCAAACACGATTCCCAATTCTTTTTTATCTTGACCTGCGCCTATAACAACACCTTTCCTTTTAATTTGTAAATCCATAGCATTTCCAAACTGATGGTCACTTCCAACACTTTCAGGTCTTTGACCACTTGATATGCATATAGTCCATTCCTTACCACCTTCATTACCTTCAATGCTTTCAACACTACCACGTAAAGCATAAAATAATTTTTTCATAATAGGACTTAAACCATCCCATCCACTATCTTTACCACAGCCACAATCATTTGAAGGAACAACTATTGTTTCAGGGTCATTATATACATAATAATCACCAATTGAATTTGGTAATGTACTATCATAAGATGTTGTATAATTTTTAGTCCATTCTCCAAAATATCCACTTCCATTTTTAGATAATATTCCTAACATACCAAATGGTTGTGTATTGAATGGCTGACCATTTTTAGACAATTTTACGCCAGTAAATCTTGTTATCATATTACCAGGTGATAAATGATGTGATACTTTTGTAATAATATATGTTCCCCTAAACATTGGAATATTTAACAATTGAAAATACATTAACGGTTGTACTTGTGCACAGCCTAACATTTCCACCTCACAAGTAAAAGAATAATTAGACCAAACTGCATACAAATCTTGTCCTAAAAATTGAACTTTTGTTGTACTATTTTTAGCTAATTCAGCAATTTTCCATATTGCTTTAATGGAATATTCAGTAGTAGTGGGATTATCCATATTTACTGAAATATTTTTGAAATAAGATTGATTAGCTTTACCAAATGCCACACCAAAAGCAGGTATGTTATAAGCATACCTTGTTTCTTCTACATCCCCTAATACTGTATCATTTGTATTTTGACTATCTTGTGTAAATATTCTTGGTTGAACACTTGTTCCTTCATTTGGTGTCCATATATCAAAACCATCATATTTATATCCATAAGATGTATTGCCACTACCCATATTTAAATTTTTTGACGGTTCATGAACATACATACAAATAAATTTATTATCTTCTTCAATTGGTGGCATTGAATTATGTGGCATAGGCTTAAACATATCTTTTAAAACATCCTCTTCAGCCCAATTAAGGAAATGTGACATTGGAGTAAATAGCATTCCATGATGTGAATATAAATCAGCTAAAAAAGAATATAATGTACTTGTATCTGCCATTTCATAATATCTTTTAGCAAAATATTCACAATTTATAATCATTTTATTTCTAATATTTCTATAAAATGAATCAACAAATATGAAATTTTTCTTAAAAAATCTATCTACATTAAAAAATGAAATATCAATACCAGTTAACCATTTATCATATATATTTTTCAAATAACTATACATTGCAATGTTTATATCCCTATTATCTGATAAATCAGCTGGCACATCTTCTTTAGTATCAGTACTTCCCTTATCATTCACAATAGACTCCAAAGTATTTATCACAGAACCAAAATAACTCTTAGCTAAATCAATATCAAATGAAATTTGATTTGGATAAGCATAATCAGTACCTAATACAGCATAAGTACCAATTGTTACCATATCAGTTGAAGAATAAAGCTTTTTCACTGCTTCCATTACAGGAGTATCTTCACGATTTAACAATCTGAAAGATTTCATATCTTCACCTGAATAAAATGAAGCATAATTAGCCAAAAAGCTATTACTAAATTTATCTAGAAATCTTTTTATTGCTATTGGTTGGTTAAACACAGCTTCATACTCACCATTTCTATAAGCTCGTGCCCATTCATTACTATAATCTATCAAATTTTTAGTTGTTAATGAGCTTCCATTTCTATTAAACAATTCATAATTTTTTTGTATGAATTTAAAACCATTAACATCTGAAACCCAATTCTCAAATACTTCGATAAATTTATTTTTAATTGATGGTCTTAATGAAAATATATCATATCCAAAATAATCAGATATGTTAATTCCCCAATAATTAACATCAATCATCCCATAACGGCTTGCATTATACAACATTGAATTACAACTTTTTCCATTCGATTTTGGCTTTGTAAATTTAAGTAATCCATCATCATAAATGAATACATCATCTATATTATTTTTATCAGATAATCTCTTACGCCATAATAATCCACCAATCAATAATGTTAACGCTTTAGGAACTCTGAATATACCACCATTTTTAACATTTTTACCAATATTAAAACGGTTGTACTGAATTGGTAAAGACATTATGAAAAGTAAGGCTTTACTTCTTAAAATTCTATGAACTTTATCATACTCACCTTCTCCAATAAGACTACCATTTTGCATATAATAAAATGAATGACCAAATAATGAACTTGTCATAACTCTATTTTCTACAATTTGAAATTCAGGTATTGTGAAATTATTAATACTATTTGGTTGACCATTCAATGAATTCAAAACAATTTCTCCATCTCTCAATTCTTTTTTGCCATACCAATCTTTAAATGACCATATTTTAATATTATCAACTTTTATAGCTTCTGATATTGAAGAAGGTAAAATATTAAGTTGTTTTTCAGAATCAAATTTATCATACAATATTTGATTATATAATGGCATTGAACCAACAGTAGCACCCCATGATGTTGTATTTACTCCACTTCCACCCCAATTTATATCATAAAAAGAGGACATATCCTTATCATCAACATGCCACAGTAAATCAACTAATGAACTTAAATCAGATGCTTTTTTATAATCTCTTACATTAATTTCTCCACTTTTTAATAAATTATAATAATTCATTAATTTTTCGACATCGTTATTTTCAGTGAAAATATTACATACAGATGGATTTGTATATTTTTCCATATCAACAGTACCACTATAATTTGGCACAATATCTTGGTCATTTAATGTCATACAAGAAGTATTTATATTTCCATTAAATGATGGTATTCTAAAAGGATTCCCTTCTTTGGCATACTCTCCAATATATCCAGTAAAATTATTTGGGCTTGTTGGAAGTAAAAACAAATCATTCTTTTGGTCATTATCTATTTTATTTACAAATATATAATTATAAATTAATGAATTATCTGTACTTTTCAACAACATAGAGTTTCTAGACATATCATAATGCGTTCCACCTTTAATAAGTTCAAAAACATAATGTGAAGATTTAGAACCCTGAAAATATTGACTGAATTTGTTTTCTGAACATTGTAAAACTTCAATAATATCATCAACACTTCTTTCTCCACTTTTTCCTAATTTTGATAAAATTCTTTCATTTATTTCATCTTTTGTCATTCCACGAAGATAATAATTATATGCATCTGCCTTACCTGCTTGTTCAGCAAACAAACTCATTTTACTTTTATCAAATGTTGAACTATCTTTAAGATTAAACAAATATCCAAATAATAAAGTAGCTCTTAAACCAATATGACCAATAAAATCTTCTAAAGTTTCTCCATCAACATTTGAATAAGTGAAAGGTCCTTTATTAAAATTTAAATCAATAGGAGAAATTGGAACATATTCTTGAACTTTCCCATGATTATCTAATTCTCTTCTATTACTCTTATTAATTTCACTAATGGTTTCCATTGCTTTGGTATATCCATAAATTAATGAAACTTCTTCACAATCCCCTTTAACATCACCTATCCAACCAATTACATCCATATTGTCATCTTTATCACCACAATATTGCGTTTTTGAACCTCTATCAAGATATAACGGAAATGGCGGTATAGGATTATTATTATCTACATAATTTAAATCAGTGTCTTTTAAATCAATTTTATATGAAGATAATGTCCTGCCACCATTTTTAATTTCTCCATTGATATTATCAACACAATGTTTCATTGATTGTAAAAAAGTTTCCAAATGGGCAAAAATTATTTTACTCATATTACCAATTGTAGGAACAAAACCAACTGTTTCTTTCACAGCATTTTTAACAAAAATGTCAACATCTCGTTGAATTGCTGCCATTCTATTATCACAATCAACTAATTTAGTAACTATTTCTTCACTAAATCCATTTATGTTATACAAATAGATATATTCTTTTATTTTAGTTGATTTATTTGTACACTTAGTCGAAATATCCTTAATTAAAATATCATTTAGCGTTCTCTTATCATTAAAAGTTCTGTTTTTAAGAGCTTTGTCTACTGTATTTCCTACTGAATTATTAACAACTGCTATATTTTCAACAAGATTATTTTTTTTTGTTATAGTAAATGTTTTAACAGGAGTAAATTTATCCCCTTCAACTAATTTAACATTAGTTCCATTTGGTAATTTACTCTTATCAATCATTCTACTCTTATAAGACTCATTTCCATTATAATCATTTATTAAATCAATAAAAATGTTTTGGTATCTTATATAATCTTTAGTATATTCGATTGGTTTAATGTCATCCCCCGAATCAAATCCAAAAACAATCTGCTTTTCATTACTTGTAACAACATTGCTATAATCATTTTGGAATTGTCGCATCATGTCATTATATGCTTTTTGAATGTTTTGTAAAGCTTCATTTTCATTAGCAATTGCTCTATTTTGTATGACATTTGGGTCTGTTGACATTTTTTTATCAATAATACCCATAGCAGAATCTATTTTATACACTAATTCCCTAAGTGTTGGCATTTCACTTCCATCACTTAATAACCATGCTTCACTACTTCTATTATTATTGAAATATTTTTGACCATAATATGTATCATAAGGAGCAGCAATTAAATACTGAAATTGTATATCAGTCAACAAAGAATAATTATAACCAATAAAAGTTGCAGTAGCTTCAAAATTACCATTTTGAGAATTAAAACTACCTGTAAATTTTGAACATGTTAATTGAAAAGTAACAGGTTTTCCATAAAATCCTTTTACCAAAAGTTTAAACTTTGGATAAGGAAATGTAAAAAAACATTTATATAATTTTTCACCTGTATAATATGATGAACTTTTATTTTCATCATCATATTCATTTGGAACTAGCATAGAACTACCCCTAACATCAACAAATTTAATAACAACAGTTGGGGTGTACCAAGATTCAAAATTAATATCAATTGAATCAATACCCAATCCTTCAATTACCTTTCCATTTTTTGAATCATCATAAGTAATATCAGTAAAATATGATGTTAAATATCTATCATCACTATTTCTATCTAACTTTATTCCTGAAAAAAACGACACTTTTTCACTATCATTAGTTCCCCATGATAATATTTGTATTTCACTATTTCCATTATTTAAGTCAGAAGCATAACGAGGTTTAACTTCAGCAATAAGATTTACACTAATACATAAATCCTCTAATGGAACTGATAAATCAACTCCATTTGCTGTAACCCCATTAACAAAATTAGGTTCTGTATATACTATACGACTTTTTGATGTTTTAAATGCATCTTGGTCTTTCTCTGCCATCTAATTTTTATTTAAAAAATAATTTATTTTATACATAAAGTCAATCTTTAATCTAAACCATTGACTTTCATATATGTATCAATATCTGTATTATATTGTTTTAATGTTAAATCTAATGGGTATGGTATTCTTAATTCAGCTTTATCTGGAATTAAAAATTCCATTGAACCATATTGAGGATTTGCCTGTAATATAAGCCACCCATAATTAGGATTATAATAATATTTGTATGATAAAATATCTAATCTTGTAACCCCACGTTCATAAGTTACAATTATATCACTTTCTTTTGGTGATATTTTAATGAATGGAACAATTTTTATAGTTCCATTCTCTCTAAATTTACTGTATCTATCGTATGTATTCATTTTAATTACTCATTTTTGTATTATAAGCATCATATACAGCATTATCCATCCCTGTTGAACTATCATTATATACATGATTTTTACTTTCAGGATAAGTTACTCTATCAGCCCTATTATCATATACTTCAGTATTAGCATAATAATTAAATGACATTGCATTTTGCAATCTTTTAATTGGACCTGCTAAATCTGAACCACCAATAAAATTAAATGTTAAATTAATATTTGCAATTAATGGTTGTACACCAATACCTTCGCTATTTAAATCCCATTGAAGTGGGTCATATGTTATTGTCATATTAGTAATAACAATTTCAGTATAATAAAAATCCCCAAGTCTAAGAACGCATATTGGTGGTCTACCAAATGCTAAATTTGTTGCAGTTTTAGCATTGTTTGAATCTGATGCGCCAATTGTATTACCTTGACGAGTACATTGATGTAGAAAATTTAATCTTCCATTAAAACCTTCAGGTGTCATACTATGAAATGCAGGGTCAAAATACTTAATTTTTTCTTTTAGTTGTTCAAAAATTGAAGGACTTTTTTCTTTTAGTACTTTAAAAAAACGATACTCTTGGTCATATCTAATATTGTTAAATTCTTCATTTCTTGAAGTTGCACTTGCAGGTATAATAGTATCTAAAACAATTGACAATACAAGATTTCCATCTGAATCTTTTTCCCATATCTGCCCATTAGCATCTTCATAAATTGTTTTTCCATTTTCATCAATTTTAGTATTATAACCAACATATTCTTGTAATCCTTGTTCTAAAATTTCACCATCCTCAGATATAGTTGTTTGATTAGTTTCAGCTAATTTTTTAGTACCAGACATTCTATATTCTATTTTGACACAAGCTGAACGCCATTTTTTAGCATCAATGCTTGACACATCTTGTCCTGTTACAACATCAACATCTTCTTTTATAAAAGAAACTGCATTTGTTGTAAAATATTTAGTTTTATTTAACCAATCAGCAACACTTTTTGCCCTATTTTCAGCTAATTTATCATTTCTTTCAATATTAGTTTTATTATTAGGGTTATTTCCATGAGTATTTGCATGTCCATAGGACATCGCCTTTGTTATAGTAAAATTATCAAACAACTCTTTTAATTTATTTAAACGCTCAGTAACCAATTGGCTATCTCCTAATGCTCTAATTAATTTACCTTCTATAATATTTTTAGCTTCTTCACTATCAGATAACACATAAGCAATTTCAGCAAATGAATATAAAGAATCAATCTCTGTTATATTAAACGCTGATTGAACAGCTTTATAATTCGAATTTAAGGTGTTATTGTTTTCTCCACTACCATTTTTATCTGAATAATTTGCTTTTAATAATAATTGTTGATTATAATAATTTCTAACATTATCATTTTTTTCATCATATCCACCATCAATACGATATTTCCATATCTTTTTAGCTGCTGTTGTTCCTGTTATCCACATCTCTTCTTCATTGAAATCATATGTTGATTTATAATCAGAAACACCTTCATTTGTTGTCATTTCATATCCAGTACCAATACCATTTGTTCCATTAGCAATATTTCGTAATGTACTAAATGATATTGGAATATCTTCTTTTCCATGTTTCTGACAAACAGCCCCATTAAGCAAATATGCCATTGCTTCAACTTTACTATCAGGTGTATCATAAGAACCTGAATAATTATTTGGATAAAAAACGTAAAAAACAACTGAACCTGTTACTTCTGGAACTTCTTCAACAACAATTGGTTTTGGAACTGGGGTAACTTTTTTAGTTTCAGTAGTTTTTTCAACTTTTGATTCTCCTTGTTTAAATTCATCTGTTAAATTTTTTGCAACACCATCAATAGTATCACATCCAGCAAAAAATCTTAATAAATCAGTATCTCTTGCACCACTTCTTTGCCCACTATCCACAACACTTTTTTGTGTTGAAAAAGCGTTATATGCAGCTTCAGAAACATAATCATTTAATGATTTTACTGTATTTACACCAGGTATTCCATTTGCTTTAAGTTCAGGCATTTTGCCTTTATAAAACTCATATAAGCTACTATCATTAATTCCAGTTCTTTTAGACCACGCATATTGACTTTCTTCAGATTGTTCATACACAATTTTGTTACCTTCATAATAATTTATTATTGAAGGGTGGTCTACCAACATCTTGAACGACAAATTACCACTTCGTTCTGTATTAATATAAGTGTATATATTTTCACCCCTACCTATAAGAGTATCACTATTCCAATTTACATTTACATTTTCTGTAAATTCAATACCGTAAGGTGGAAACCACATTATTCTTCCACCCATAGGTCCTCTTTGTTCCCATGATAATGCTTTTTCAAACGAATATGGGTCATATCCTTTCCATGCTAAATTTTCAATTGAAAACATACAATGTTTTGTATCAACCTTTAAATTCTCATTAGCATCATAACTTGGTGTGATATTAACAAAACCATTTTTGTTTAATACACTGTATTTATCTAAACGTTCTGCGCCAGTTTTACCCCTGATAAATGTCCAATCTTTTTGTAAATCACCAATAGAAGTTGGTGTACCATTTTCATCAGTAAATGGTCTTATTAATTTACTTATATCATCATATTGATGATGATGCGTCCAAACACGGCAATAAGGGTTATTATATCCATTTGTATAAAAATCTACACCAGCTTTTGCATCTTCAGCATCTTTCTTCAATAGATTTCTACCATGAGACATGCCATATACACTAACAGCAGAACCAATACTTTGGTCTATATCAGAACTTTCAGTATGAAAACGTGATATAATTGTATTAACCTTATACATATTGAACAATTTTTTTGTTTTGTTCAATATACTATTTGGATTAGTTAGTTTTAATTTATTGGAGAATGAGCCATTATTATTATCATCGTAATATAAATTTGTTGTATTATAATACAAATCATTTATATTGTCATAATTTGAACTTCCTTGTAATCTTTGTCTAGTTGTATTGTTACCTGCAATTTCATCCCCCCCAATTACTGAAGCAAAATCATTATTGTAGTTAATATCTGATACATCACCTAAACTTGGAATAGTACCTTCTCCAAAATTATTCAATATTTTGTTATGCTGTTCAATATTAAGATTCATCAATCTATTTCTATAAAATTGATTTCTTAAAGTAAAACTACTATATCCAGATATAGGCACTCCAAGAAGTTCAGACAAAACATAATGTTTTTGAACTTGTTGAACTAAATCTTTTGAATAGTCCTTATATGTTGAAGTAGCATCATCTATTATGTTGGATAATTTGCTCATTTTTTATTTATTTTTAAAAATTTATTAGTTTTTAACATTATAAATTTGCTTTTTTAAGAAAAAATAGTATTAATGAGAAAAGGAAAATATA